ACGCGCTTATCTACAACGAGTGGTTCCGCGATCAGGACCTCGTTAACGCCCTCACGATCGACACTACGTCCGGCCCCGACACAACGACCTCAACGGCCCTTAAACAAGCCGCATGGCCCAAGGACTACTTCACGTCGGCCCGCCCCTGGGAACAGAAAGGCGCTGAGGTCACTATTCCCATCGGCACACAGGCACCCGTTGCAACAGCGGCTGGCAACGACGTCGACGTCTCCGTTTTCTCTACGGTTAACTCTGCCTATCGGAAGATGTCCTCCGATGGCGCATTCGTCGACAAGTCCACTACGGCCGGTGTACAGGCTGATCGGCTGTACGCCGATCTCGCTTCCGTTACGGGTATCTCCATCGCCGAGCTGCGCGAGGCTTCGGCCATCCAGCGCTTCCAGGAAAACCGCGGCCGGTACGGCTCTCGCTATTCTGAATATCTCCGCTTCTACGGCGTCAGGTACTCCGACGCCCGCCTACAGCGCCCCGAACTCGTCGGGGCGGGTCACGACGTAATCAAGTTCTCGGAGGTTCTGCAAACCGCCGAGGGCACCGACCCCGTAGGCGACCTCAAGGGCCACGGTATTACCGGCATGCGGTCTCGCCGCTGGCGCCGTGATTTCGAGGAACACGGGTATCTCATCACGCTCATCTCCGTCCGCCCCAAGGCAATCTATGCGGACGGTCTCGAACGTCACTGGAATTACCGCTTCAAGGAAGATTATTTCCAACAGGAACTCCAGTTCATCGGCCAGCAAGCTATCCTCAATAAGGAGGTCGATTTCTCGCACGCTTCCCCCGACAACGTATTCGGCTATCAGGATCGGTATGATCACCTTCGCAGCTCTTGGTCTCGCATTGCTGGCGAGTTCCGCACCACACTGGATTACTGGCACTTCGCGCGCATATTTGGCTCATCGCCTGCGCTCAATTCGGACTTCATTAACTGTGTCCCCTCGGAGGAACCCTTCGCGGTCCCTTCCGAAGACACTCTACAGATCACCGCAAATCATTCGATCCAGGCTCGAAGACTAGTCGCCCCTGTCGGCAAGTCTATCCTCCTCTAGGAGAAGTATTCATGGCACAACCTAAAAACACTCAATTCTTTCGCGGCCCCTCCTTCGAGGAGGCGCTCGAACAAGCAATCGCTGAGCGCTCCGACGAAATCCAAGGCAATGCGGGCCGCACATACTTCACCGAGCCCTCCGCCCATGACGCGCTCTACCACATCGATCCCGTCGACGGTAAACGCCGCTGTTTCCCGTCCGGCGTCCCCGTCGACATCGGCCTCGGTCAACCCGAACCCGAAAGCATCTCCGACCGCATACGGCGTCAATCCATCTCCCGCGCGGAAGCTCACGCGCGGCTCCTCGCTCTCGGCGAGGAAGACGAGCTCGAAGCTCGCGACTTCCACATCACCGATCACGACCATATCGACCCGTTCACAGGTCACGAATATTCCGAGGAACGCGAACAGGACGAGGCGCTCGTCATCCAACACAACCTCGCGCACGCCAAGGAACAGGAACGTCTAAACAATCTCGAACGCCGCAAGGCGGAATACGACGAAATGAAAAAACACTTCGAGCCGGCGCCCGCTACCTCCCCGGCCGGCGCCGAGGCCAAGGAAAAAAAAGAATAGCTTGGCCTCACAGGGCGACCTCATCCAGGTGAGGTCGCCCTTCCGACCTCACCTGGATGAGGTCGCCCCAACCCCTACCTCTCCGCCTCTGGCATCCTCTCAAGCCGCGGCCGCTTCGGCCGCGGCTCCCGCACATTAGAGAACGTTCTCTGGAGCCTGCCCCTTGCCACGCAAGAGGGGGCAGGCTCCAGGGGACGTTCTCTGGTGGGACCCCCAACCCTCTTCGCAAAAACGAGCGCGGTAGCGCGATGGCACCCCGTTTACGGGGGTGCCATAACCGCAATGGAGACTACAGGCTCCATTGCCCCTCGATCCCCGATTGACACGCAGAGTGACTTACTTGATAGTCACTCTGCTAACTGACAGCGAGAGAGGCCTCCATGGCGAAGTCAAGAGGGCGAGATGGCACCATCTCTAGTACCCCAACTGCCCCTCATACAACTCGACTTCTGGGGCCTCGATATCTCGCTGTCTCCCCGCCGTCGCTATCGTTCGTCAGCCCAAATCTCAATCGAACGATCCTCCCAACCCCGAACACCTATGACGCTTCTATCAGGGCCACGCCAACACGCCGCGTGGCTGCGTCTGCACCGGGAAATGTCACCCTCTACCGGCCCGCGACGGCTACCGCGACGAACTCGATCTGCAAAAACCGTAGTGTTCGTCGCGAGGTACTTTTCGCTCAAGGCAAGGGCGGCCGTAATGGAATGAAAACCGCCCGCTTCACACGCAACTCAAAGGTCAAATGTTCATGATTGGCGCAGCAATCGCAGCCGGAGCGAATCTTCTCGGCGGCATCATGGGCGCAAACAGCGCCAAGAAAGCCGCTAAACAGGAATACGCTCATCAGAAGGAGTTCGCTCAACATGGCATCCGCTGGAAAGCCGAGGACGCCAGAGAGGCTGGTATTTCTCCCCTCTTCGCTATGGGCGCGCCTGCCGTATCATACGCGCCTGTATCTGTCGGTAACACTAATCCGATGTCCGGTCTTGCCGCCGCTGGACAAGACATATCTCGTGCGGTGGATGCGACGAGCTCACAAAGCGAACGACTGGATGGATTTACAAAGGCTGCGCAAGCCCTACAACTTCAACGTCTCGGTCTAGAAAACGAACTGCTGGGCTCTCAGATCGCTAAGGCCCGGCAATCCCCGCAACCCGGCCTGCCATCGCCAGGAGAACGCTACTATGTCGACGGACAACCCGATTCCGGCCTCGTCAAAACGAACCCGCTCACACGCGAGGCGTCAGCGCCTGGCGCTGGAAGCCAGGAGGCAGGTGTGGGCGCAGATATCGGCTATACTCGGACGCCGACTGGCTGGGCTGTTACAGCAAGCAAGTTCAGCAAAGACAGAACCGAAGACGACTGGGTCGGAGAACTCGCACACGCTTTCCGAAATCGCGTTCTCCCCTCTGTCAACGCGTATCACAACAACCCTCCAAAAATCGATATCGGCCCAGACCAATACTGGGTCTTCGACACTCTCAAACAGGAGTATCAACTCAGAAACAGACCAACTAACTGGCTCCAAAAGTCTCGTGGCTTCAAAAAATGGGAAGGATAAGTAATGGCACGTCGATTTAATCGCAAACGCAAAGGTCGCAAGCGGAAAAACTTCGCTCGTGGTCGCGGCATGCCCCCGAAGATTGGTTTCCGCCTCTAAGGAACTTCATGGGCCTCTGTCAAAACCCAACCTACATCCGTCAGATGATCATGCCATGCGGGCAATGCATCGCCTGTAGGATCAACAAACGCCGGGAATGGAGCCATCGCATCATGCTCGAGGCGTCGCTCTATCCCGGCAACAATACAGCATTCGTAACCCTCACTTACGACGAAGACAGTATTCCCCCTGGTGGAACGCTGGACCCCTCTCACCTTCGCAACTATCTCAAGAGGTTACGTTTTGACCAACGATCTAACTACGGACGAACTCTACGGTATTACGCATGCGGTGAGTACGGGGACGATTCCGAACGTCCTCATTACCACCTTGCAATCTTTGGAATTCCGTCGTGTTTGTATGGGCGCAAGAGATATGAAAGAAATGCGCCCGGAAAGTACTGTTGTGTTAACTGCGACGCTATCCAACGCCCATGGCCATATGGAAACGCAGATGTGGGTACACTGGAAAGAGCTAGCGCCTCTTATGTATGCGGATATGTTACAAAGAAACTGTCAGACCCCAACGATTTCAGACTTGGTGGAAGACATCCTGAATTCGCGCGCATGTCGAAAAGGCCTGGGATAGGTGCTAACGCTATACCTGATGTTGCTGATAGGCTCCTTCGTCTTCCTCCCCGTTTCTTGGCTGCCTTACCTGACGTTCCTCGCGCTCTGCGCCATGGTGGTAAGCCATATCCTCTTGGAAGATACCTCACCCGTTTACTCCGAAAGCAAATTGGCCGCTCTCCTGATGCTCCTGAAGTCAATCTCGAACATAAGAAAGAAGAAGTGCGCCTTCTGCGCCAATACGCGCAAGAAAATACGGGTCTACTTACGTTCTCGCAGGTCTACAAATCGATCTGCCTCGAAGTAAATTCACCCGCTTATGAACGCATGGTCTACAAGTCCAACCTTAGGAAACGAAAGCGTGCCTACTGATGCTTAAGCGCTCAAAATTCAACCTCTCATCCACCTTTCTCGCTTCTATGGATCTTGGCGAACTGGTACCCATTAATGTCGTGGAAATTCTCCCCGGAGACAGTCTGCAAAAAGCCAGCTCCGCGCTCATTCGCTGCGCGCCAATGCTGGCTCCTGTCATGCACAAAGTTAACGTCCAGGTCTGGGACTTTTTTGTTCCTACGCGTCTCATCTGGGATGACTTCGAAAATTTCATTACCGGCGGTGAAGACGGTGATGACGCGTCGGTTTATCCCCTTATCACAACGCCAGCCTCTACCGGCTTTGCTGTGGGGAGCCTTGCGGACTATCTAGGGGTCCCCCCTGGCGTCGCCTCTCGCGAGGTCTCTGCCCTTCCCTTCCGGGCCTACGCGCTTATCTACAACGAGTGGTTCCGCGATCAGGACCTCGTTAACGCCCTCACGATCGACACTACCTCCGGCCCCGACACAACGACCTCAACGGCCCTTAAACAAGCCGCATGGCCCAAGGACTACTTCACGTCGGCGCGCCCCTGGGAACAGAAAGGCGCTGAGGTCACTATTCCCACCGGCACACA